CATCGCGACCGTAGTGGTAGTGAAAACCAGTTTACCTTTGTCGCGACGACAAGCGAGGGCGAGGGCGATGTTCAATCCAGCAGTCCCACCAGAGGCGGCAACAAAGATCGAATGCGAGAAGTTCTGCCGAGAGATGTCGCCTTCTTGGCGGGCATTCTACGCGGCGCACGCAGAGGCACTGGCGGCCGCAGTAAATAAAGCTGGCGCAAACTCGTCGAGCTGGAAACTAACAGACACCTACCTTCGCTTGCTTCAGGGCAAATCGTTTCGAGATAAGCTCACGCCGATCATCGAAGACTTCCTCGTGGAAGCAGCAAAGGCCCAGATTGTCCCTGGAACCCCTATTGGTGGTGGCCGCGCTGCTTCCCCGGAACGCTCGGATCAGGGCCAATCAGGACGTGAAACCCATCATGCGTTTGCCCTCCCGAGCGGCTCCGATTCGCCTCTACCCGCCGATGCCGGAGACCACTCTGTTGATGATCCCCATGGCACGTTTGTCTCCGCCTCGGCGGGCTCTCCATCGCCTGAGACCAGCGAAGCTTTGCAACCCAGAAAACATATGTCTCACGAGCGAGGCCAACAGAAAATTGCAACCCAAAAAGGGCATGCCTCCCGCGAGCAAAGCGGCGGCGGAGACCTTCGGAAGGTTGGAACCCACAGAGCGAGTGTCTCCCCGCCGCTGCGCAAGTCGCCGCCTCGCCCAACGGTGCGCGAGCCCAGCCGCCGCCGCATCGAGCTGCAGCTTCAGAACCGCGTAGCGAGCGCCGAGAAGATCCTTTATGGGCTGCGGTTGCGGATCGGGGCCAGGAATGAGATCGATATCGATATCGCTGATGCGCCGCCGATGGGAACGCCGGCCTGGGAGAAGCTAAAGGCAAGAGCGGGCGAGGTAGGTGCCCGGAACCTGATTACCTACACCTTCATGCAGGAACTGGAATTGCGCCGCACTGCGCTGCCGTCTAGTCACAAAATAACCAGATTGTCGGACCAAATAAGCCAAAAGACGGCGCGTGAGGCATTGCTTGCGGCCCGCGATCGACTGCAAGGGCCACGTCTGGCGATGCCGCGGGAGCTATTGTCGGACGCCGCATGATGGACCTGAGCGACATCATCGACAGCATCGTGGACAGACACCGCGAACGCATCTTCGCAATGGAGCAGCGTAAGCGCAGCGACCTGGCGTTAGCAGCGATCTTACGCACCCAGCTCGGCTGGAGACGAGCCGATTATCTCGAAGGCTCGGAACGGGATAGGCAAGAAGAGATCAACGAGCATGTCAGGAAACGTGCTGCCGAGATCATCTCGACGGTCGAGCGCATGATGCGAGGCAAAGCCGAAGAGAGCGACGTGCCGCCAGACCTTGAACGGATCGCCAGCGCCGCCATCGGCGCGCGTCGTCCGTTCAACGAATTGGAAGCCAAAGCCAGCAAGGAAATGGAAAGACTGGCTACATCGCTTCCTGTGCGCGACTGGGTCGACGAGCCTGATCAGCGCGGATTTGGTGCATTAGGCCTCGCGATCATCGTGGCCGAGGCCGGCACCGATCTGGTCAACTACCCCAACCCGGCGAAACTATGGACCCGCATGGGGCTCGGGCTGTTTCAAGATGATAACGGCAAGCTCGTCCGCCAGGGAGGGTTGGCGAAGAGCGCGTCAAAGGAAACGTGGATTGCTCACCAGTATTCCCCGCGGCGGCGTTCCCGGATCTGGACGATCGGCAAAGCCCTCGTGAACGGAAACCACCAAGGGACTGGCGAGGACAAGCATGACCTGAAGTGGCGCGGGATCTATCTCGCCCGCAAAACCTATGAACGCGAGCGCGCAGAAGGCAGAGGCCTAAAGGTCGCGCCGGCCGGCAGCATCCCGAAGAGCCGCGCTAACGAGTACATGTCCGTTGGCCACATCGACAGCCGCGCCCAGCGCTACATGGAGAAGGCATTGCTGAAACAACTGTGGATCGAGTGGCAGAGGGCTAGTGGGGCCAAATATGAATTGTATCCCGGGCGTCGTGTGCCCCCGGCCGCTGCCGCTTGATGATGCCCAAGCACAAACACGGCCGGCACGCAACCAGTCTCACAACGAACCTGCGTGGTAGCGTCAGGACGCTTTCCGAGCTCCCTGGCGTGGATCGTGTACTAGTCGGGCACATCAGGGCTGGGCGCGGGAAATCCCACGAACATGGCCACATTCAGATTCAACGGACAGACCAGCACACCATCCATGCTGTTGGCTTTGGCGATACGCGCCTTTTTGAGATTACTATTTTGATCAACCCAACGAACTCTCCTGAAGAGATCGCTGGACAAATCAACGAATTATGGCCACCGGTGGCGAAAACGAGGAATTACTTCAAGAAGTCCCGCCATGGCGGGACGGGGCCAAATCGCATATTCCGCTCCAGCAAATACCGGCAAAGTGGTGTATCGATTGGCCTCAATGAGAATTCAGGAGCAACTCTTGCCGACATCTGGCCAAAACGATCATAAAGCCATGGCAGCGGGCTGGTGGGGCCAGCCTTCACGTGCAACCCACCCTAAGGTTGCCCTCCGCCGCTGCCGCTTGATGCTGTTTGCGCCGCCAGTAAACCAGTGCAATTCATGGGAAAATTGCGGCGCTGTTGGATGACCAGGAAGGGACCAAGCTCGGCATGTCTACCTGTTCAAGCGTGTCCTTTCCTGGCATTCACGCTGCCGTTCATTCGTTGAACCCCACCGGAAGCGTGCGGCGCATCGAGAACCCGGGGAGGACCAGTTGATACGTGATCTCCGTTGATGAAGTGTCCTTTCCGGGTTCCTTTCGGTTTGGGATGGAGTTGAGCCAATGAGTATCGTGCGCTTGCCCAAGCCTCGCCGCGTCGGTGCGACTCGTATGCAGTCCGCGCAGCGCGCAGCGGACAAGGCCGCGCTCGCCGAGGCGATGAAGAAGGCGCAGAAGACGCAGAAGGCGCAGAAAGTGTCAGCGCTCCAAGGCAGTGACGTGATAGCCGAAGAGAAAGTTCGCTGCGGCAATCAATAAACCGATCAGCACGATGGCACCGAGAACATACTTTATAGCGAGCTCCCACGGCGCGCCGCCCATCTCCCGCACGACCCAATCGACAATGAGGTTGATGACGTAGAGGATTACGACAGCGACGATTACCGCGACCGCGAACCAGACCACACCCAAAGGCGATACCGTCACGCCGCCCGCTAACCCGAACACGGCGGCGATCGTGACAACAAGTGCGATCAGCAGCAGCGCGCCGATGGCGATCTTGGCGATCTTCCGAAAGAACTCGTCCGGCGCGACCCTGTCGATGCTCACAAAGAAAATGCCGCCGGCCGCCAATAGGGCAATTATGTTGACAACAAATGTCACCAACCCTGAGCCTGCGGCCATCGATTATGCCTCCGGACCGACGATAATCACGCCATCGATCTCAACTTTACGGACGGAGGACTGTGCCGGTGACTCTGATATCACCACGAGCCGCCAATAGCTTTTCTGCTCTTCAGTCAATGTGTCCCAGGATTGTAATTGTTGGGCACTGGCCTCATAGCGCGCGCGTGCCGTAGCATCTAATTGTCGCTGAAGATCGCCACTGATCATGGCTGGTGCTGCAGAGTAGCCGGGTCTATACCGGCGAGGCGGGCCCACATGCCCATGTCTGCGGCGTTTTCGAGGATCAGCTCAAGCGCGCCGGCTGCGGCGTCGACGTCGTCGTCGTGCGCAACATCGGGAAACCCCTCGAGCGCCCGAAAGAACGCCTCATTCCACTCGCCGCGCAAGATCTTGACGTTGCCTGCCTTGCACTGCGAGCTGAACGGGCCGAACCGGGTGATCTTATCGCCGGTCTCGCGCTCGGGCAAAACGGTGTAGCCGAGTAAGCCACGTGTCAGGTATTCACTCTGCCATTTGCCAGCCTGTCCTGGATCCACTCCCCACCCAACAGTAACCTGGAAGCCATCGGCAGCAGACGTTTGCTTTAATGCTTGCTCGACCTCGTATGGCCCGACGCGCAAGCGAATAACATCAAGCACGTAGAGGAAATTGTTGATGTCCTTACCCAGCTTGACGCCGACCGTCCAATCCGGGTCGTTCCCTTCGGTCTTCTCAGTACCGGCGAGATCCCAATAGCGAACGCAGGAAATTCCCGGCGGCGCATAGTCGAGGATCGTGCACCAGGAGCGCTTGAAGTAGAGACCGGCGTGCGGGCGGATCTTCCAGTTGCCACCGAGCAGTCGCTCGCGCTCAACCTCGGTCTGATTGAGAAGATTGGCGAGATACCCAGGATCCCGGCGCATCAGCTCCGGATTGTCGCTGAGCTTCGCCGGGATAAACGTGACCGATTTGGGCTCCGGCCGCGGCAGCTCCGAGGGCCAATCGTCCGGGATTCGTAAGTGTGGTCTTACCTCATCAGCCGTGTCACCCCACAACAGGTTGTCATCGGGTCCGCGGACGACGTAGCGCAGCTTCCCGGCGCGGTCGGGAATAGCGAACCCACTTTCGGGGTCGATCCACCACGAAATGAACTCCGCAACCCAGCTATCGGCGTCAGGATTACAGGTGGCGCGGACATAAGGCTTAACGCCACAAGTTGAACGATTCCTCGAAAGTAAATACCAAAACTGATGGAAGGAAAATTGCGTGAGTTCATCAAATCCAAGCAAAGCTATTTGTGCACCATGCCAGGAAAGCACATCAGTCTCTACCTGCAAGTGACCAAATGATATTCTTGATCTATTCTCCCAGCGCCATTCACGATAGCCGATTACCGGCGTGCCGCCGAAATGGCCGTAAATTCCGAGGCTCTCATCCCAGAGACCACCTGATCGCGTAATCTCGGTCAGCTGCCGGCGGAAGATGACGGCATGGAAACCAGCTGTACGCGGAGCGTGTCTTACAGCCTCCAATAACAACCCGAACGACTTCCCGCCCCCGGCGGCCCCACCGTAGATCGTAATATCGGCGGCGCTTTTCGCGAATAACGATTGTGGGCCGGGTTGGGTGCCAAAAAAGATCCTAGTGCTGGGTGGCGTCAGTTGGGACGCTGAAGTCGACTGTCTGAGCATCCTTGTAGAGGTCTGGGTCGCGGCCATTATCGGGAAGATATAACACGACGTGGCCTGGCATGGTTGGCAAATCCTTGCCGTCGGCACCGGTCAGCTCATGAACGCTGACCTCACGCCACTTTCCTACGGTTCTCAGAAAGAATATCTGTGCGGTTACATTGTTGTGGCGCACCGCATTGTTGTAGAGGGCTCCAGCCACTGTAGCGATAGCTTTGGGACGACCTGCGTCAAGCTCAGCCTGGAAGTATTTTACCAGCGTCGTTTTTTCAATCGGCGTTTTGTCCGCTTTCAAAACGAGCAAGCTGATCTGCTCGTAACTGAGTCCGAACGCGGCTGCCTTCTCGACGACATTGCGCTGTTCGGCGGTGGGTTTGAATGATGGCCGGCCAGCACCCTTGCGCGGCCCACCGCTGCGCCCCTTTACGCCAGCCATTAGGCTGCTTTTCGATCAGCGGCACGCCCTGCAGCAACCTCGGCGAAGGTGCGACCGTCGCCTTCCAGAGTTGCCACAGCACCTGTGAAGTCCTGCCACCTGAAGACAGAAACGTCGACATAAGCTGGGGAGATTTCGAGGGCTA